TCTACCTCTTGGAATCTTTTTGTTTTTGCTAAGGGTTGGATAGAGGATCGTGTGACATTTTATAGTGCATTGAATGATGTGGAAAAAATCGAAACTGCTTTGGAGTGTAAATGATTTACTTAGATATGGATGATGTTGTCGCAGATTGGATGACACAAGCCAAAAAAATCCTTAATAGAGATTGGAATTACGGCCAGCGAATTCCAGACGAACACTGGCGTAAGCTACAAGAAGATCAGCGATTTTATCGCAACCTGCCACTAAAGCCAGGAGCACACGAGCTTGTGGCTTGGTGTAGAAATTATGTTGACAATAATCCCGGAAGCACACTTCAGTTTCTTACTGCTATCCCACATGACTATACAATGCCCTATGCGGCAAATGATAAAGTATGGTGGGCAAACGATCACTTTCCCGGCATTCCAGTTTTTATAGGACCGTTTAGTCATGACAAGTGGCGATATTGTAAAGGTCCAAACGATATTTTAATCGACGACAGACTGAGTAATAATCAAGAATGGACTGCTCAAGGCGGCCTAGCTCACTTATATAGAACATGGGAAGAATGTCAAGCCTGGCTTGAAAAGGTTACAAAATGATTATTGGTATATGTGGTTTAATTGGTAGCGGCAAAGGTACCGTCGCAGATATTCTTGTTGACGAGTATGGCTTTCAAAAAATTTCCTTTGCTGACAAACTTAAAGATGCTGTAGCAGTAATGTTTAATTGGGACAGAGCGTTACTAGAAGGTGACACAGTTGAATCTAGGCTCTGGCGAGAACAAACAGACCATTTCTGGACAGAAGAAACCGGACGTATTGTAACTCCTAGAATTGTACTACAAGAATTTGGTACAGAATGTATGCGTAACGGTTTTTATGATGGTATTTGGGTCAGTATTGTAAAACAACAGTTGATCAATAATCCTGATACAAATTTTGTTATACCAGACACACGGTTCCCTAATGAAGTAAACATGCTACAAGATATAGGTGGAAAAGTATGGTGGGTTCGTCGTGGCGAATTACCAGACTGGTTCGTTGCATATAGAGATAATAATTTACAGCCTACTGATATACATCCTAGCGAATGGGCGTGGGGACAAACAAACTTTAACAGTATCATCAACAACCAAACAACACTAGAAAATTTGCAAATTTTGGTGCAGAATCTGGTGCAGGCTGATTCAAAAAAATAACTTATTTCGCTAAATAGCCTGTTTTCTCCGAAATGTAATAAATACATTTAACCTACAAGGAGAAACAATATGGCTACATTAGTATCCCCAGGCGTTGCGGTCAGTGTAACTGACGAAAGCCAATATGGTTCAGCTGGTCAAGGCACAGTTCCGTTGATCATCATGGCCACTCACTCTAACAAGTTAAATACCAGCGGCACTAACTTCGCCGAAGGAACAGTTCCAGCAAATGCTGCGAAGCCATACCTTCTAACAAGTCAAAGAGAACTGGTAGAACTTTTTGGTCAACCAAAGTTTAAAGTGGTTGACGGTACACCAGTACACGGCGACGAAACAAACGAATATGGTTTGTTAGCCGCTTACAGCTTCTTAGGTCTAGCAAATCGTGCATATGTTCTAAGAGCAGACATTGATCTAAGTCAATTAGAACCAAGCGATGTAGAACCAACTAGCGACCCAGCAGATGGTACTTACTGGTTAGATCTAGCAAATACATCATGGGGTGTGTTTGAAGCAGACGGTTCAAATTGGATTGCACAAGATGTAAAAATTATCACTAGCACCGCAGATGTAATAGGATTTATTCCAGCATCTAGCTTTGGTAACAACGGTGATTACGCAGTTGTTGCTACACCAAACGTAGTAAACTATCAGCTATATAGAAAAGCAAACGGTGCTTGGGCAGTAGTTTCAAACGCAGGCATTAGCGGCACAGTATTTGCATCACAGCACTACAACATTCCAAGCGCAGCTAACGCAGGCGATGTATGGATCAAAACAACATCACCTAACAGCGGCTTAAATGTTGTTGTTAAGCGTTTTTCTAGCGCAAACATCGCTAGCCCATGGACAGCAATGTCTATTCCTGCATATGCAAACGATGCAGCCGCAGAAACAGGTTTTAGCTCAGCTCTATCAGCAGGCAAAATGTATGCACGGATTGCATCAGGTACAGCCAACGTTGAACTAAAAGTTTACAACGGTACAAGCTGGGAACTACTAAACGAAGAACCAAGCCTAACACCTATTCGTGCAGAAGCTGCTGAAGGTACATTATGGTTTAATACAGATCTAGTTGCAGACTTGTATGTCAAAGCCAACGGTCAATGGCAACCAGTTACTGGCGCAGTTACTATTGATGCAACAGCACCAATGGGCGCTTCAGCTGGTGATATTTGGGTTGACTCAAGTGATGTAGAAAACTATCCTGCAATTTATCAGCACAACGGTGTTGCATGGGAAGCACGTGATGTAACTGATCAAACAACTCCAAATGGTGTTGTATTTGCTGATCTTACAGTTACAGCTGGCGACACAAGCAACGGTGGCGGCGCAACAGCAGTAGACGACGAAGCACCAGATGCACTAGTTTACCCAGATGGCATGTTACTATGGAACGCAATCGTTTCAACTGGTAACGTAAAGCGTTATGCAAACGGTGTATGGAACACATACAGTGGTAACATGGCAGACGGCCGTCCATTCATGCTACGCAAAGCTCAACGTGCTGCAACAGTTCGTGCAATGCAGGGCGCAGTAAACGAAAACACACAGATCCGTGAAGAAATGACATTCTTCAGTCTAATCGCAGCTCCTGGCTATCCAGAACTACTAGACGAAATGTTAGCACTAAACGTAGATCGCAAAGAAACAGCCTTTATTGTTGTTGATACACCATTCCGTTTAAATCCAAAAGCACAATCATTGCTAGATTGGATGAGCGGTAACAACACAGTAGTAAACGGCGAAGACGGTATTGTTACATCAACAAGCGAAGCGGCAGCATATTATCCAAGCGGCCTAGCAAGCGACCTAAGCGGTAACGATGTAGTTGTTCCAGCAAGTCACATTGTACTACGCACAATGGCATATAATGACCAAGTTGCTTACCCATGGTTTGCTCCAGCTGGTTTAACACGTGGTGTTGTTACTAACGCAACAAACGTTGGTTATATTAATGCTGAAGGCGAATTTGTTCCTGTAGCACTAACAAACGGTCAGCGTGATACACTATACGGTGACGGCAGCAGAATTGGTATTAACCCAATCGCACGTTTCCCAGGACAAGGTTTGTTTGTATTTGGTCAGCGTACCCTACAGAGCTTCTCAAGTGCACTTGATCGTGTAAACGTAGCACGTCTATTAGCGTACCTACGTGAGCGTTTTGATCCTCTAGCTCGTCCGTTCATCTTCGAACCAAATGATAAGATCACACGTGAAAATGCTCGTCAAGTGTTTGTAGGTTTCTTATCAGACCTAATGACAAAGAGAGCAATTTATGACTTCGTAGTTGTTTGTGACGAAACAAATAACACACCTGCTAGAATTGACAGAAATGAACTATGGATTGACGTTGCGATTGAGCCAGTTAAGGCTGCTGAATTCATCTATATCCCAATTCGTGTTGTCAACACAGGCGAGCTATAATTAATAGCTTGATAAATAAGAATAGCCCAAGGAGACAATAGAAATGGCAGATTTAACAGCATTCGGAGTTCCTGTAGAAGGTAGTGCGGCAATTACCATGCCAAAACTACAGTACAGATTCCGTGTTATCATGAATAACTTCGGCCAAGCTGGTGCAAGTGCAGCAGAGTTTACTCAAAACGTTATTAGTGTTAGCCGCCCTAGTGTTTCCCATGAAGAAATTACTATCGATGCTTACAACAGTAAAACATTTATTGCTGGTAAGCATACATGGGAACCATTAACACTAACACTACGTGACGACATGAACGGCTTAGTTAACAAAGCAGTTGCAGCTCAGTTGCAAAAGCAGTTAAGCCACGGTACACAGAGTGCACCTGCAGCCGCAGTACAGTACAAGTTTGGTATGAAGATTGAGCAGCTTGACGGTAGCGACGTTCCAGTTGTTATTGAAACATGGTCAATTAATGGTGCATTTATTCAAAACGTAGCATACGGTGAAAACAACTATGCTACTAGCGACGTAATGCAGATTACATTAACAGTCCGTTTCGACAACGCTGATATCCATTCCGGTGAAGCTACAGTTGACGATAGCGGTGCTTTAACAGAGGGTGAATCAATTAACCCACGTGGTTACGGTAATGCTACTGGTAGCTCAGCAGGCGACAGTTTTGAAGCGTAATCCGTAAGGATAAAAAAGCATGGCGGTAATCAACGACGCTATGAGATGGTATAGTTCAGGTGAGGGGGCTTCGGCTCCCCGCCTGAAGCACCGTTTTGAAATAGCAATATACACACCATTTTATCAAACAGTAATAGGCGATGATGCCAAGTTTTTGTTTGAATGTGTTCGTACGGTAGAATTACCTAAATATGCATTAGAAACAGAACTTCTTAACAGTTGGAATTTAAGAACTCCGATACCTACAAAAGTTATGTTCGAACCTATTAGTATTAGTTTCAATGATACTGTAGATAATAAGTTTCAAAACTTTTTAAGCAAGTACATGAGCATAGTATCGGGTAACTTTACTACATCTTTATCTGGAGTTAGAACAGGTTTTGACGTTAAAGGTCTAAATCAATTACCCACCGGGGCAGATAGAGTAATCAATAAAATTGAAATTATAAAATTTCGAGGAAATACAAGAAACATAACTACATTATGGAGGCCCATAATTGTAGACGTACAACACGATACATTAGATTATAGTTCAAGTGAAGCAGTTACATGGACTATTAGTTTGCGTTACGACAGCGTAACATATGATGGCGATGAAGAAGCAGAAGCAGAATAATGTCCGCAATAGAAACAGACAAATATAATCTACTATACGGAAAAATTCTTTCTGTACTTAAAGATGTTCCTAGATCAAAAGCACTTACTAGTATATTATACAAAGTAGGTACTGATTTAGGATTATCTAACGAAGAATTATTAAAATATATAACTGCAAACGGTTTAAGATTTGATAACGAAATTTACAAACAACTAAATGCCGCTAGAACAAATAGCAGTCAAATAGGATTTATAGACGAAAACAACGTGCCATCTAGAATTTCACAACAGGTTGTTTAATGGCTCGCAACTATACGCAAGGGTACTTTACGCCTACTAACCCTGGCAAATATATAGGAAATAACAGACCTAAATATCGCAGTGGCTGGGAATTAACAGTAATGCGATTCTGTGATAATCACCCAGCAGTTATAGCATGGGCTAGCGAAAGCCTAAGGATACCATATCGTAATCCTTTTACTGGTAGAGATACTACATACTATCCTGACTTCTTAATAACTTACCAAGACAAAAATGGTAATAAAATTAGTGAGATTATTGAAGTTAAACCAAAAGGGCAAGCAAGTTTAGAACTAGCACGGACCCAGCAAGAAAAAGCTGCCGTAGTGTTAAATATGGCTAAGTGGGAAGCATGTAGAATTTGGTGTCAACGACATGGATTCAAATTTAGAATTCTAACCGAAGAAGATATATACAATAACTGGCAACCTAGAAACAAGCCTAAAAGGACAAAAAAACGATGACCAAAAAGCTAGAAGATTTCTTTAATCTAGATTCAACTGATTCAGTTGAAGAAGAAGAACAAGTAACACAGTCAGTTCCGGCAGAACTGTCAGTGACAGCTAATGTCGTTACTATACAGGAACAGCTATCTATTGCAGATAGAATTGATGGAGCATTGCCTCAAGTAAAAGGTCTAGATATGGAAGATAGGGACCTAGACGATTATGCAGAAAAGGCAATAGAAAGCTATGATAGACTAATGGACTTGGGCTTCAACGTTGATGATAGAAACGCAGGCAAGATATTTGAAGTAGCCAGTAGTATGATGGGAAACGCTATTACTGCAAAAACAGCCAAACTAGAAAAAAAATTAAAAATGGTACAGCTACAGTTACAGGCAGCAAGACTTGCTAATAGCATGGGTAAAAAAGAAGATGATGTTGCCGAGGACGGTAGTCTTACTACTGATCGCAATGCTATCTTAAACCTAATAAATCAAAACATGAAAAAAGATAAATAATATATCCGGAGAATATAACAATGCAAACTCTATTTGAATATATTGAACAGCTAAAACAGAAACACGAAGTTCGTATTAAAATCGCTCATGAAGTTACAGATGAGATGATGGACAAAATTGAACGTCATTTAGAAAAGTATGATGCAGAGAAAATATCTGCACCAAGTAAAACCATCATGATGAAGCGTCCAATGGACTTTCCAAATGTGGAACAAGCAGAAATTTACATTATTGATTTTGTAAGTAATTTGCCTGTAAGTCATGAAATGTTACACCAAGAGCTTTCAAGACTGCTAACTCTTCCAGAAGGTAGTGTAGTAGTTCGTGGCGTTAATGATGTTCGTGAAGTTGAGCAAGAGCAACTTGATAAAGCTAAAGACGCACCTTATAAATCTAAGCTAGAAAACGATTATAGTAAAGACGAAGGTTCTGGCGTTAAAGCAGACGAGCTAAGTGGCGACAAATACAATAGTAATTTGTTAAAAGAGCTAAAGAAAATTTCAGACGCTAAAAAGAAAGAACTAAAAACAGCTAAGATTGTAAAAGATCCAGATGTTCCAGTTAGTGCACCTGAAATTGGCGACAGTAAAGCAACTCATAAAGTTAGCCCAGTAGCCAAGAAGAAGTAAGGTAAATATATTAAACTAAGAATTATCAGAATGCAGATGATTCGATTATCAAAAAGGAAATGAAACTATGAGTAACGAATTAGATTTAAACATGCTAAGAAAGTTAATCGGGTTGCCTGCACAAGTTTCTGAGCAACAGGTTAATGAAGAAAAGTGCGAAGAGTGCAGTATGGACCCTTGCACATGCGATCACATTGACGAATCCAAAGTAGATGAAGCTGATGTAGAAGAAGGCAATGAGTTCTCACATGCACTTCAAAAAGCCAAAGCAGCTGGCCAAGAAGAATTTGAAGTAGGCGGTAAAAAGTATAAAGTAAACGAATGTGGCGAAATGCCAATGATGAGCCCAATGAGCGACGTTGGTGACACAGATGCTATGGCAGCAGTTATTGCTCCAGGTATTGCTGCTGATCAAATGGGCATGGAGCCAGAAGCACCTGCTATGGCACCAGAAGCACCTGCCGAAGAACCAGCAAGCTACACACTAAGCATTCGCAATGGTGATAGTACACTAAACATGACAACAGATAGTCCAGACGAAATTATTCACGTTATGAAACTAGCTGGTGTTAAAGGTGAAGCAACAGTTAAAAAAGCCCCTGCTGAAGGTCAAGACAAAGTAGATGAAGAGTGGGAAAATACTCCAGATGCTACTAGAGAGCGTGATCCTCGCAGTCACGGTGACATTCGCGATTGGGGACAAGTAGGTACAGGCAAGGACAAAGGCTATGCAGGTACCAAGGCCAGCGGCGACAATCCATTAAGCGATCTAAGTGAAGATGCTATTCTAGGCGAATACAAATCATTTAAGTTCTAATATGAGTGGGCAACCAGTCCTTATTAAGGCACCTTACAAAAAAGAAAACTACACTCAGGATCAGATAGCAGAAATAGTAAAATCTGCTACTGATCCTATCTATTTCATACAGACATATATGTGGATTCAACACCCCACTAAAGGGCGTGTTCGTTTTGATTTGTTTGATTATCAAATAGAGTTAATCAACTGTTATCACAATAACAAATATAGCATTAACATGTTGGGACGCCAAATGGGCAAATCCACATGTGCGGCAGGATACTTGTTATGGTATGCTATGTTTGTCCCAGATAGTACTATTCTTATCGCGGCGCATAAGCATACGGGCTCACAAGAAATCATGCAACGTATTCGTTTTATGTATGAAAACTTACCAGAGTGGATCAAAGCCGGCGCTACAAGTTATAACAAAGGTTCAATTGACTTTGACAATGGAAGTCGTATTGTAAGTGCTACAACAACTGAAAACACTGGACGTGGTATGTCCTTGACTCTGGTATACCTAGACGAGTTTGCATTCGTACCTCCACGTATCGCCAAAGAGTTTTGGACAGCACTAAGCCCTACACTATCAACAGGTGGTAAGTGTATTATTACAAGTACACCAAACCAGGATAACGATCAGTTTGCACAAATTTGGAATGATGCTGAAAAGAAGTTTGACGAATATGGTAATCCTCGTGCAGTAGGTAAAAATGGGTTTGCTAGCATCAAATATGTATGGAGCGATCATCCAGATCGAGACGAAACATGGTCTTTACATGAGCGTAGTAAAATTGGTGAAGAACGTTTTATGCGTGAACACGAGTGTGAGTTTATTACTGCTGATGAAACTCTAATCAATTCAATGAAGCTACAACACCTACACGGTGTAGATCCAATAGAAAAAGTAGGACAACTGCGTGTTTATAATCCAGTTGATAAAGACAAAATATATGTATTAGCCTGGGATCCTAGTCTAGGCACAGGTGGCGACTTTGCTGCGATAGAAATTTTTTGCTTACCAGATTTGACACAAGTAGCTGAATGGCAACACAATAAAACAGATATTCGTGGACAACTACGCAACCTCATTACTATTTTAGAATGGCTAGTTAGTAAAGGCGTTGCCAACGAAAACATATATTGGAGTGTAGAAAATAATACACTAGGTGAAGCAGCTCTTGTAGCTATTACTGAATTCGGTGAAGATCGTATACCAGGGTACTTTATCAGCGAACCAGGGCAAAAACGCAGAGGTTTCAACACAACTAACAAAAGTAAACTTGCTGCCTGCACTAAGTTAAAATACTATGTAGAAAGCGGCAAGATGATACCTAAAAGCAAAAACCTTGTGCAAGAGTTAAAAACATTTGTTGCCCATGGTGCTAGTTTTGCTGCCAAAGAAGGTGAAACAGACGACTTGGTAATGGGCACAATCTTAGCAGTCAGACTAGTAGAATATGTTATGCGATATGACGAAGTAACATATAATACACTAGTTGAACGCGGCGGCGAAGACTATGTTGCTCCAATGCCAATTGGAATAATTTAATAAAAATAGATAAATAACATTATGGCAATAGATTACGAATCAGTAGCAGATAGAATTTTTGATCAGTTAAAGGGCTTTGGCTATAACATCATAGTATATGATGCTGACGGCAGAAGAACTGTTAACAGTTATGATGGTCGTTACTTTTATAGTACCGATCAAAAGTTCACTATTGAACTTAATGACGATGAGAACGTTATTACGGTAAAATACGGTGCCAGTACAGATAAAGATAAAATGAAAAAGCTATTATCTACTGTTCGCAGTGGTATAGCAAAAAAATATTTACTAGGAGTTGATGTTATGCCTTATGCAGGTAAAGACATAGAATTAAAAAATGTTGAACAGATGGTAAAAGAAAGCCTAGGACCAAGCACAGGTTCAGCTAAAACAAGTTACCAGCAAACTGAAGGCGCTAAACTGATTATCCGCCACAACAAACCAGTTAACGAAGAAGTTCGTGGCAGTCGTAGCCGTAACATCAGTGCGCTATTCATTGAAAACGCACAAGGCGAACGTTTTAAATATCCACACAATCACCTACTAGCTGCTCGTACAATGACTCAGCACGTTAGCAAAGGCGGTACACCTTATGACGAAGTAGGCCAAAAGATTATAGGTCTAAGTGAAGAGCGTGATCAACTACTAAAGGTAGCAGGTTATATCAAAGGACAAGGTCTACAAGAACAAGCAAGTGATGTACAATATGCTGTCACACAACGTCTAAGCGAAATTAAAAGTTTGCTAGGCAAATACAATCCAGAACGCTTTATGGCAGATATCCATGAAGAAGATGAAACAAATTTAGATTCTCTTAAAGAGCAGTTAACTAAAAACATTTTTGATGAAAACATTGGCAATCTATTACCAAAACTAAATGGCTATGTAAAAGAATATAAAGCACAAATGGAAGCTCAAAAATCATTGGCACAATTAACACAACAAGTAGAAGAAGCAACAACAATTCAAGTAAGTGCAATTCCAGACTTGGAAATGGCTGCAATGATGGTTTATGAAAGTCCAACTGTTAATACAACAGAACTAATCAACATGGTATTACCTGTATTAGAAGACGAATCTATCAAGTCTACTTTGGCTCAAGTTTCCGAACATGTAAGCGAAGGCAGACTAGATCCTGTTGCAGTAGAAAATATTGCCCGTGCTATTGTCGGTAAAGGACAAGTAACAGAAGAAACTTTTGAATCAATGTCAACTCCAGACCAAGTATTCGAAAGCGTATTGAGCAAGTATAAACTAACAGAAATATTGAAATAAAACTGTAAATATTACGTCAAGGTGTAGTTTAATCATTTTGGTAAAATTACACCTTGACAATACAGGCACTAGCTTGTATACTTTGTTTATTACATAAAAGTTTATGTAATAATCCTGGCACAAAAATTGGCATAACCCAGGCTTAACTTAGGAGAAAAACTATGGCTACATTAGCAGAAATCCGTGCTCGTCTACTAGAGCAAGAAAACAAAATGGGTGGTAATAAAACCCAAGGCGGCGGCGACAACGCAATTTTTCCTTTTTGGAACATCCCCGAAAATTCAACTACTACAGTACGTTTCCTACCTGACGGAGACGAATCTAACACATTCCCATGGCGCGAACGTCAAATGATTCGTTTGGAGTTTGCCGGCGTTAAAGGCGGCGACGAAAACAAGCGAGTTATTGTAACTGTTCCATGTATGGAAATGTGGAAAGAAACTTGTCCTATCCATGCAGAGATTCGTCCTTGGTTTAAGGACAAGAGCCTCGAAGATCTAGGTCGCAAGTATTGGAAGAAAAAGTCTTACATCTTCCAGGGCTTCGTAGTAGATACTAAACTACAAGAAGAGTCACTTCCTGAAAATCCAATCCGTCGATTGATCATCAACCCAAGCATCTTTAACATTGTTAAGGGCGCATTGATGGATCCAGAGATGGAGAATCTATTCACCGACTTTGAAAATGGTACAGACTTCCGTCTAACTAAAACCACTAAAGGTCAATATGCTGACTACAGCACATCAAGTTTTGCACGTCGTGAACGCGGCCTAAACGAACAAGAACTTCAAGCTATTGCTACACATGGTCTATATGATCTTAACGATTTTATGCCTAAGAAGCCAACGCAAGAAGAAGTAGGTATTATCTACGACATGTTTAAAGCCAGCGTTGACGGTGAACTATATGATCCCCAGCTTTGGGGTAATTACTTCCGCCCAGCGGGAGTTAATATCGGCAATGTTGAGTCCGATTCTGCGCCAGCACCTGCGGCCCGCCCTGCTCCAGCGGCAGTGGCGAAGCCAGCAGTAGTACAAAACAACGATGACGATGATGATGCACCATTTGAAGCCGAGGCATCTGCGCCAGCACCCGAAGGCAAGAAAAATGTCAATGACATTCTTGCTATGATCCGTAATCGTCAACAAGGTTAATATAGGAAGTAGGGGAAGAAATTCCCCTACTAAATTTTATGACATTACCAGACGAACGATATCGTGCTGTATTGCAAACGCAAAGATTCTTAACAGAGCTAGTTGCTGGTACACATCCTAGAGTTCCTAAAGATGTAAGGAGAATGGCTAGTGCTCTACTTAAACATTATCCAAGCGGTTGGGACATGCAACGTGCCGCACAATTCGCGCCTGATGTATTTCAAGAGCGAATGGAACCTCTAACAAGAATGTTTTTGCAACATAAACAATTTATAGAAGGTGAAGAAAATGACCAAAAAACTAACTAAACTAGATAAAGTAAACGAAGACTTTACAGTAAATCGGTATGACAATGGATTTATGATCCAAGTAGGCGGCCGCGATGCCGAAGGCGATTGGAAAACTGCTAAAGTATTGTGTAACACTGAAGAAGAACTCTTTGAAGTTATCAAAGAGGCATTAAGCATGGAAATGGCAGATTAACATGGTTAAACCTTTTGACGTAAGCAAGTTCCGCAAGGACATTACTAAGAGCATCGACGGCCTTAGTATCGGTTTTAATGACCCAACTGATTGGGTCAGTACAGGCAACTATACACTTAACTATCTTATTAGTGGAGACTTTTTTAAAGGTGTACCACTAGGTAAGGTTACGGTGTTTGCAGGAGAGTCTGGCGCAGGTAAAAGTTATATCTGTTCTGGTAACCTAGTGCGCCATGCACAAGAACAGGGCATTTTTGTTGTACTAATCGACAGTGAAAACGCACTAGACGAAACCTGGCTACAAGCTCTAGGTGTAGACACTGATGAAAGCAAGTTGTTGAAACTTAATATGGCAATGATCGACGACGTTGCTAAAACTATCAGTAAGTTTATGGCAGACTACAAAGGACTTGACGAAGCAGATCGTCCTAAAGTTCTATTCGTGGTTGACTCACTAGGCATGTTGCTAACACCAACAGACGTTAACCAGTTTGACGCAGGTGACCTTAAAGGCGACATGGGTCGTAAGCCTAAGGCACTAACTGCACTTGTCCGTAACTGTGTAAACATGTTTGGTAGTCATAATGTTGGCTTGGTAGCAACTAACCACACTTATGCATCACAAGATATGTTTGACCCAGATGATAAAATCTCAGGTGGTCAAGGCTTTATCTATGCATCAAGTATTGTTGTTGCTATGCGTAAGCTAAAACTAAAAGAAGATGAAGATGGCAATAAGACTAGTTCTGTAAATGGCATTCGTGCTGCCTGTAAGGTTATGAAAACACGTTACGCTAAACCTTTTGAATCAGTGCAGGTTAAAATTCCTTATGCGACAGGTATGAGTCCTTATAGCGGCCTATTTGACATGCTAGAAGAAAAAGGTTCTTTGAAGCGTGAAGGCAACAGTTATGTCTACACATTTAAGGATGGTACTACAGACAAAGCCTTCCGTAAAAACTGGACAGACGAAATGCTTGATAAGGTCATGGCTGATATCATGCTACGTGACATGTCACATGATAGCGTTCAAGTTGAAGACCAAGTAGATGAAGTTGCTGAAGAATTTGAAAACGAATGATCTTAAATGATGTGTTAATTTTAGGTGACAGCTTTTGTGCCGATCGTTCATATGAAACAGATTGGCCAAAAGCGTTAACTAAAAAATTAACAAATTCCGATGACATTCCGCGAGGCCATGGCTTTGCAGGTTGTTCGTGGTGGAGTGTGCGTAAACTGTTTATGAAGGAAATTATAAATGTTCCTAAAGTAATTATATTTGCACACACTGAACCACAAAGAATACCATCGGACTTTGATCATAGTTTAAATTCTGTAACAGTAAGTGAACATGACAGACGTTTACATCAACCAGACGGTACTAATAAACAAATGTCTAAGACAATGGCATTGGCTGGTAGGCTTTATTATGAACAGCTAATATCTTTTGATTTTCACGAATGGGCAGTTACGCAGTGGTTTAAAGAAATTGATGAAGTTATTGGTAGCATTTCGGGAGTGGACAAGGTAATACATCTATTTTCGTTTCCTGGTAACTATACCAATTACACATTTAAATATGGAGTAACTATTGACGATAGCTTGTTTAAATATCATAAAAATAATAAAACAAGAAATCATTTTACTCCTGAAGAAAATGTAAAATTAGCCAACAACATTTATAGTATAATTGATAACTATCCAGGTAACGGTATTAGATATTATGATAGTATACTATAACTACAAACATAGTCGATGAAAGTTTATTGACATTTTAAAAAGGAATACTAAATGGTACAGCGTAACGCAGTAAAAGAAACGCAAGAAAATAAAAAACCCGCAGCCGGACATGCACAAGGACCTATACAGCCGGGTCAATTAATGTGGGATGCAGGCATTTGCTATATGGCAGAGGAATTTACTTCTGCTACAACTAAGCCAATTATTAATTGGATTATTGAAAAAAATCTGCTACCACAAGCACATCGCCCTAAAGAGTTGACTCTAATTATAAATAGTCCCGGTGGCGAAGTACACTCTGCATTTGCTCTCATTGACGTAATGAAGGGTAGTGCTATTCCTATTAAGACAGTAGGATTAGGTATGATTGCTAGCTGTGGTATTTTAACATTTATGAGCGGCACCAAAGGCCGTCGAGTTATTACACCAAATACTAGTATTCTAAGTCATCAGTATAGTTGGGGTTCCGTAGGTAAAGAGCATGAATTGTTTGCTCGGGTAAGGGAGTTCGAACTATCAACAAAACGTATGGTTGAACATTATAAAAAATGCACCGGACTTAGCGAAAAAATTGTTCGCGAAGTATTGTTACCAGCAGAAGACGTTTGGTTGGATGCCAAGGAAGCAGTTAAGTATGGTATTGCAGATAAGATTGTTCAGACATATTAATATAACGATTAAGGACTAAATTATATTATGTTACACGACGAACAGGTTAATCTCATTGTAGATGTATGGACCAGCATCAAAGGTTATATCGAAAAGAAAGAGCGTTTCGACGCCGCAAGTTCATTATTGCGATCACTTGAAAATCATTATGAGATGGAAGGTATTTGCGAAGAACTACTAGGCACTGACGCTGTGTTAGATACTGTAATTAAAGAAATGTATCTTCTGGATGATGGCGCAGAAGATGACTATGATGAAGACAACTACGATTTTGAAGACTAAATGAGCGATTGGTATAGAAAAGTATCCGGAGACTTATCAGTACTTCCTGATGCTATAGCACATTTCGAAAACGAAATAGCCCAGGCACGAATCGAAACTAGCCTTAAAGGTAATCTTGAAGCTAATAGTAGATTAATGCCTGGTATCGTTGAACATCGCTTTAACCAATTACAGGAAGTAGAAGCTATATTAGAATGGCTTAATATTCAGTTACGAAAAAAACGTAGCGAAGTATTTAAAAAATTTACTGAAAATTATAATAGGGCATTAAGCAGTCGAGATGCTGAAAAGTATGTAGACGGAGATTTAGAAGTTGTTGAATGGCAATTATTAATTAATGAATTTGCTATGATTAGAAACAAATATCTAGGCTTAATGAAAGCAATTGACAGTAAACAATTTCAAATTAATAATATTGTAAAACTCCGTGTTGCTGGCATGGAAGATACTACATTAGGT